CACATTGCCTTAACATCACCAAAGAAATCTCCGCTTTGAGTGTCCCACTTATTTGCTACTGTGTAGGTGTGGTCGCTCTGTCCGTCAAAGAACTGAACATACTTTGTATCACCAACAGTATTAGCATCAACATACTCCTGCATTGTGCAAGCGTTGTTAATCATTGTCTGCACTGCCATCCATTCCTCTCTGCGAGCAATGCGGATGTCAAGGTCAGTAAGGTCTCTAAGCTGAAGTCTTGCGGCTCTTTCAGCGGGAGTGCTGCCGGAATAAAGAGCCTCGCCAAAGCCACGCTTTGTAAGGTCATCAAGAGTAAGAAGTCTTGACGGAGCAATATAAGCAGGCTGATATTCGTGGATTTCATATCCGGTACGGTCAACGGGAATGTCACCAATACGCGGAGATACGAAACTTGCCATCTTTCTATCGCCCTTTTTGTACTCGGTCAAAACCTTGTCAGCAGCGAAAATATCTTCCGCTCCTGTGGGGAAATAACGGTCGCGGAAGAATGAGGCCTGAGGCACAATTTCTTCTGCAATCGCCATCAAAGTATAATTATCAAAAAAATTAAGTGTAGGCATTTATTTTTCCTCCTTTTTAGTTTGCAGAATTAGAGGCTTTGAACACAATTCCATATTTGCGGAGACTGTCGTAGTCTGCGGATGTCATTGTGTAGCCCGTTGCTACGATTGTTTTTGCTGTGTTAAAGCATCCCGCGGTATATACAGTTGCAATAACATCTTCGGATGTTCCGACAACGATATCATCACAAAGGATGCAGTCAGGAGTAAGTGTTTCATTACTTCCCGCAGTTGTACCAAGTACAACAAGTTTTCCGTCTCCGCCTGTGCCGGAGCTCATTGCAAGAATTGTACCTCTCTTGAGAGTGGTTTCTGCAGACAGTTTACGAATGGTCTTACCACGGACTTCTACTTTTGGAGTAACATCCGATACTAAGCCATCATACTCCATCTCGCCGACTTTTCTTGAAAGATTAGTCATTTTTTATTCCTCCTTCTGTTTTCCAAGCAGACTCTTGACATTCGCTCTCGCGTTAGCCATTTTCTGCTCGCCTGTTAAATTTTCGTCATCTACTTCGGGCTCTGTTCCCGGAGCAGCACCGACATTGGATGCGTTTGATGCGTTTGCATCATCTTTAAGATTGGTCATAAATTTCTGACCGTTTTTTGCGGCTTTCTGTGCAGCACGGTACGCAAGCTCCTGAGCAGAGCAAGCATCCTCGCCATACTTAGCCGACTGTACGAGGTCTGCATCAAACAAAGAAGCGACTTCATCAATAGATGCAAGTCTGTCTCTCTCTGCCTGTACGGCCTCGCTGACACCCTCTGCTCTTACGGAAGCTCTAATGTCTGCTTCCATCTGCGCAGTAAGGTCCGGAAACTCCTGACGAAGTTCCTCAACTGTTCTTGCCATAGTAATTCCTCCTTCTGTGGCTGCAGGGTTTGCCTGCTGATTTAATGTATTTGTCATATCCGAGGCCGAAGCATCGGGATTGACCGTTGGAATGTGGTCGGGTGCAAACATACCGGGAGTAAGATGCATTTGACGACCTTTTACAAAGAGCGTACGACCGTCAGCACTTGCGGCAATGTCAAGAGGCTCTGCATCTTCCATAATTTCGTCAGCAAAACCTTTTTCCATAGCTTCTTTGCCTGTCATATAGGTCGTTTCCGCCATCATATGCGAAAGAACGGTGTCTGTAAGCCCCGTCTTTCTTTGGTATATTGAAATCTGCGACTTATCGTAGGCATCATTTGTCTTTGCCATACTGCGCAGTTCATCCGCGTTGTAACCTCCAAAAAGGAAGCACCAACACTTGTGAATCATAATAAGACTTGACGGATTTACCTTTACCGTGTCGCAGGCACACATAATAAGTGAGCCTCCCGACATTGCAACACCGTCTACGATACAAGTAAGATTTGCGCCACCGTTTGCAAGTTCGCGGAGTCTGTTGTGGATAAGAACAGAAACACCTGCATCTCCTCCGCAACTGTTCATACGAATTGTGATATTAGAACACTTCGAAATTGCTTCCAAGTCCTCCAAGAATTCACTTTCGATTATGTACTGCCCCTCGATAGGGTTGCCGTACCAATCTGTAGGTTGCTGCTCAACGATATCTCCGTACATAGTGATTACGGCGCTATCATTGTCAACCGTTGCCATAGCGTAAAAATCACGCTGAATGTTTACAGCCTTAGGCTTACTCATTGTTACCATCTCCTTCGTCATCTTCTTCGGAATTCTTAATTTGTATTTGTTGATTGCCACCTGCTGCACTCAACATCTCATTTTCTTGGGCAAGTTGTTCGACATTCTCTGTCCAATCACCGCCGCCAAGTTCTCTTGTTACCTGTTCGTGCGTTTTAATGCCCTTGCCGATAAGGAGCAACTGCGCCTCCGCTTCTTTTTTCGGGTCAAGCTGTCCCTGGATAGGTCCTCTCCAACTTGCTCCGCTCCAAGCCATACGCACAAGTGGATCATCAAAAAAGCCCGGAGCTTTTATTCTGCCGATTGCAACCGCTTCTGCAAGCCATATTTCATAAACAATTTGACAGAAATCATCCACAAACCATTTACGGCGCATCTTGAAAGCCTCCCAAGCCTCGAGCAACGCACCTCTGCTTGCCGAATAGCTTGAGTTAAATTCTTTTATGAGTACATCATAAGGCATTTCAAGTCCCGAGCCGAGAAGTTTGCATAAAGTTTTTACAAAAGTTTCAAAGCCAGCAGTTGGTATGTTCGGATTTCCGAATTTCACTGTTTCGCCCTCTTCAAGATGTATTACCGTTCCCGGCGCCATCTCGTATTCGTTTTCGCTTTCCGAGATATTATCTTCTGACGGATTTTCTCCCGGCACGCCCTCAATGTCTCCTGCACCAGTTTCGTTAAAAGGTATCTCGTTAGGATTGGTGTTTGTTTCTACCCAAGCAGTAAAGAAAGATTGAACAAGAGCAGCCATAAGCTCGCTTTCCGTATATCTGCGCAACTGCAAAAGCGGCTCAATCACCGGTGCCAAATATGGCACTCCGCGATATTGGTCAGGTCTTTCACTGTCCATAATGTGAAGAATATTAGGTATTCCCGTCTTTTCGCCATAAGCTAAGACTCGAGTCCACTCTGCTTTCTCCGCAGCAATTTGGTACGGATATGTGTTACAGATGTAATACGCTACAACCTTTCCGCTTTTATCAACCTCAACACCATCATAAATTTTATTTCCTGCGCCCGGTTCTCCGTCAGGCACAACACCCTCATTGAGTGCCGAGCCTGCATATCCTCCGCGGAATTTTGCAGGAGTGCTGACACGGTCTGCCTCTACAATATGGAGCCTTAACGAGTAAGGGTTAGTCGGTGTTGGCTTATCTCTTTTGATAAGACAAACCACATCCCCGGACAATAACCACGACTTAAGGCAAAGTTGTTGCAGGCTTTCAAAATTGTTAATGCCGAGCGTATCACAGTTTTGTTTTTTGCCCGACCACAATCGGAATTCTGCCTCCGTCGTTCTTTGCCACTCTTTCGCGGCTTCGGGAGTGATTCCAAGCACGTCTCTATCAACTGTGCTTTTCAGCGTTAAGCCTGTTCCGACTATTTTCGTCCTGTTCGTATTGATAGCCGCCGTTGCTACGGGAGCTGCCATATACAACATCCTTGACCGCTGCCTTAGTGTGTAATTGTTTTGGTTAATGTCCTCGTTAGGCGACCCACTGTTCGGAGTAAACGCTCTCAATGCTCTGCGTGTCAAACTCGCACCGGCATCACTATAGCCTTTTGCCTGATGTGAGGAGCGCCTTTTTGCTCTGTTTTTGCTCAATGTTTATCGCCTCCATAACATTAAAAATATATAACGGATTGCCCGAGCAGCGAAAGGAGCAACAAACTCTGTCGGGCAGTCCGTGGTAAAGCCCCTTGCGGAGCGAATACCCGACTACCAATCACGCGGAATAACACCGAATGCTTTCCGCGGTCTTTTGTTCGATAAAAGTGCCGTGAGTTCGTCAACCTTTTTCTCGGCTTCTTCAATCTCTTTTTTTAATGACGGTAAATCAAATCTTGTCAGCTGACGGTCGTCAATGGTGTAGCTCTTTACACCCCCATCAACCAACGCTAAATACGCGGCTCGCAGTTTGGAGAGCGCACTCTTCCAAAACTCAAGCCTTGCCTTAATCTCTGTTTTATCCATTTTTCACACCTCGCTATGCTATTTGAAATGTTTTCCTGATTCTATGTGTCGAAGTTCAATGCGGTTTGTGAGTTCAAAGCCCGATTCTCTTATAATGAATTTCAAAATGTCGATTAAGAAACAACATTTTTTCTCGACCTTTTTCTCTGCCTTGATAGCCGCCTTTATACCTTCGTATGCAGTAGGGTCAGGATAGCCCTCGCTATTAAAATACGGACTTTCTTTTGACAATCTTTCCACCTCCCGCAAATTACCAACTATCATAAAATTTGTTAATGCTTTTGCCTTTTTTCTTTTTGCTCTGTGTTGTTTTGGTTACAACCTCAACAGGGGCAGTTGCAACAGGGTTTGCAGGCGCTTGTTTCCTTGCGACCTTTAATCTCCTGTCCGTTTCATCCAAATTCGTAGGAAGAGCCTTAAATGCCGCCATAGCATAATTGCGACAGTCAAGAGCCTCGTTTCTTTCGTGTCCGGGAATTTTCTCCCATATCCAAGGCTGCTTACGCTCTTTCTTATACACCAAATGCTCCGAAAGCAGACCTGCAAAATATGCAGAGCCGTAATCGTCTCTTTTTGGAAAATGGCAGTATTTTGAGCCGGGTGTCTGCACACTCAAATTATCCATTATGATTTGCTTGCCCGAATCTACGCCAAGCTGATATTGCCAACAGTCGCCGATATACCTTTGATTTACAACAATCTTTTGTT